GTTTTGCAGTTGTCTACTCATTCTGGTAGTAAAATAATAAATATTAATGTACCTCCAGGAATTGAAACCGGAGATTCTATTAGATATGACGATGTAATAGAAAATGCAATATTGTTAGTGCAATTTGTTGTTTTACCTGATTTGAGATTTGACAGAAAAGGAAATGATTTGTACTCTCACTATTCCATTTCTATATTAGATTTAATAGTTGGTACTAAGTTTAAGTTTACAACAATAGATCAACGAATTCTAGAAGTTAAAATAAATCCCAAAACACAACCTTATATGCAACTTAAAATACCCAAAGCAGGTATGCCCGATAAAAAAAATGGATACGGAGACCAATTTATCTTGCTAAAACCTTATATGCCTGATAATATAAGTCATGAAATAACTACAGCTATTAACGATCATTTAGAAAGAACAACCAAATAAATCAAAAGGAGTAAAAGTTGAACACCAGTCCCGAAATTGAAAGTATCATTGAACAGGCAATAGAACAAGCAAAATCCCGCAAACACGAGTATGTAACACTAGAGCATTTATTGCTTGCATTAGTTATTCATCCTCCCTTTAAAAAATGTTTAAACTCTTTTGGAATAGACACAGGATTGATGACTGATGAGATAAGTTCTTACTTAGATGGATTACATTCTATTGAATCTGTTGAACTTAATGTTACTCCCAAAAGAACGAATACATTAGAACGAGCAATGAATCGTAGTGTTACCCAAGTTCTTTTTACTAATAGAAAACAAGTAACTACTATTGATTTGTATCTTAGTTTAACTTCTGAAAACAACTCACATGCCCATTACTTTTTGTTAAAGTATGGTGTATTTAGAAATGAGTTTGCGCAGCACTGGCAAAAGAATTATAAAGGTGGCGACTACACTACTTCTTTAACATCTAATCAAGCTGATGATATTTTGGAAGAGTTTACTATTAATCTTACTCAATTAGCAAGAGAAAATAAACTAGAACCAGTTATCGGTAGATCAAAAGAAATAGATGACATTGTAAATGTGTTAGCTAAAAGATTTAAAGCTAATGTACTTATGGTAGGTGATCCAGGTGTAGGTAAAACTGCAATTGCTGAAGGTATAGCAAACGCTATTATTAGTGGGGATATTCCCGAGTTTCTAGAAGGATTTGAATTGTATTCTCTTGAAATAGGTAGTTTACTTGCTGGTTCTAGATATCGCGGTGATTTTGAAGAAAAAGTAAAAACTGTGTTAGAAGCATTGGCAACTAAGAAAAATGCTATCTTGTTTATTGATGAAGCACATACCATGCAAGCAGGCGGCACAAGTAACGGATCAGTTGACTTTGCTAATATGATTAAACCAGCTATTACTAAAGGTAACTTAAAAGTTATAGCATCAACAACTTGGGAAGAGTTTTACGAATCTTTTGAGAAAGATCGTGCTTTGATGCGCAGGTTCTACAAAATTTCAATTGATGAACCATCACATGATTCTACTATTAGAATCTTAAATGGATTGTCAGCAAGATTAAACGATTTTCACTCTGTAGATATTACAGAAGAAGCTATTAAAGCAGCAGTAGAAAGTGCTGATCGTTATATTCATGATCGCAAAAATCCCGACAAAGCAATTGACTTGCTAGATGCTGCGTGTGCCAAGCAACGAGTCTTAGGCAACAAAGAAGCTAAAATAACTAAAGAGCTTATTCATGAACAAGTAGAAAAATATACAGGGGTTCCTGCTGACAAGCTTTCAAACAACAACTATGAACGCATTAATAATTTGGACGCGGGCATTAAATCAAAACTATACGGTCAAGATGACACAGTTGATAAGGTTCTTGAGCGAGTGTATGTATCATTTGCAGGCATTGGTAATGAAACTAAGCCCATTGCAAGCTTTTTGTTCTTAGGCCCGACAGGTACTGGTAAAACTGAATTGGCTAAACTCTTAAGTAAGAATCTAGAAATGCCATTGCTCAAATACGACATGAGCGAATACAGTGAAAAGCATTCAGTATCATCATTGATCGGACCTCCTCCGGGATATGTTGGTTTCGGTGATAGTCAGGTTCAGGGAGGAAGACTTATCTCTGATCTAAGCAAGAATCCACATGCTATCATGTTGTTTGACGAAGTTGAAAAAGCACATCCAGATATTTTTAATATCTTTTTGCAAATTCTTGACGAAGGTACGATCACTGGGTCTAATGGTAAGAAAGTTAGTTGTAAGAACACTGTTATTATCTTGACTTCTAACCTAGGTTCGGCTGATAGCGAAAAGAACGCCATTGGATTTGGTACACAAGAAAAAACTGGTGAAGATGATAAAGCACTTAAAGACTTTTTTAAGCCAGAGTTTAGAAACAGATTAGACATGGTTTGCAAGTTTAAAAAGCTTGATATGCTTTCTATTAAAAAGATTGTTATTAAGTTTACTGAAGATGTTAAAAAGAGCTTGTTGGAAAAACACAACATTACTCTTAACTTGAGCGAACCGGTTATTGAATATCTAGCTGATAAAGGTTATGATAACAAAATGGGAGCAAGACCCCTGGCTCGTAAGATTGATGAAATGATCAGAGTACCCTTGAGTAAAAAGATTTTGTTTGAACGCATTAAAGATTCAAACATCATGGCTATCATTGAAAATGATGAAATTGTGTTTAATGTGACCAACAAAGTAACAGCTAAACTTAATGATCAAGGTATTATAGAGGTTAGTAGTGAACATAACCCTGACTGAGCGTAATAAGCTTTTTTATAATAAGTTTTGTTATCGTGTGATTTTAAAGTACCTTGGTGTTAGATTTGTTTCTAACACTAGGGACTTGGATCATTTTAAACGAAAGATCAGCATGGCACGAAAAAATAATTCAACTGCTTGGTATAAGGTACCAGTACCTAAGCTAACTCAACTCAACTTAGATGTATGTGAAAAGCTAATAGGGTTTTATAATAACTATTCATGTAATAAAGAAGTTACTTTTTTACATGATCATTTAGCATTATCTGTTTATACTTCTAATATAGATATTTTAAAAGAGTTGTATCAAATTGATAACAACATAGAAATAATTCAAGCATTACCGGCTCCGCCTGCAATAATGTATTTTGCAAAAGACCCCTCTTTTAAGTTTAGAGTATACTTAAAAGGTATCAGAGTAAATGAAACTTTGATATCGGATTTAAGAGACTTTAGCAAAAGATATGAGTATTCACTAGATATACAATTATGTGGCGCATTAAAAGATTATGTTAATAGTAATCGTTGGGGTATAAGGTATCGTAAATATTTGACTAACAATTACTTTATTAACTACAATGACCCTAGTACACTAACATTAATGCACTTACTTTTTAACGAATGCTTGGGTAAAAATTATAAGTTAGAAAAACGTCCTTAAGAGATAAATACTCTATATATTTATAGGGTATTTACATGGCTAAAATCGTAGAAGAAATCATCGTAATCAAGCTAAGCAAATTAGTAAAAGACGATGTTACTCAGGGTATTGTAACTAATGATTTACAAGCGGCGCTAGAACAAGTTGCTCAAGAGTTGGTAGGTGATAGTGTGATAGTTGAGGTTGAAAAAGCCTAATGTCACAAACTTCTACACTCATTCTATTACCGCAAACTACATACGACGGTGGCGGAACCGCTAATGTGTATACTGTTACTGGTAATGCTCAACCCGCCGCTGCTTATTATTTGGGTAATCAAGACTTGCAAACTATAACTTATAGTTTTACAAATGTCACTGGTAACTTAGAAATTGAAGCTACTCTTGCTACTGAACCGGGATCAGGTGATTGGTTCAAGGTTTATGAAGTAGAAGCTGATAACAATTCCAACACAAACAGTACAATAAACGCATATCAAAATATTACTGGAAATTTTGTGTATATGAGAGCAAAGATAAAAGACTTTGCTAACGGCGTTGTACAATATGTTAAAATTTCTTATTAAGGACTAACATGAAAAAGATCGTAGTACTTCCAGGTGGCTATCACCCGTATCATGCAGGACATTATTCGCTGTTTAAAGCAGCAGAAGAAAAGTTTCCTGATGCTGATGTATACTTAGCAGCTACTAACGATACCAAAACTCGTCCGTTCCCTTTTGAAATTAAAAAGAAACTAGCACAATTAGCTGGAGTTAATCCTGATCAATTTGTTCAAGTAAAAAGTCCTTTCAAAGCTGAAGAAATTACTCAAAAATATAATCCTGAACAAGATGTATTAATATTTGTTAGAAGCGAAAAAGATAGAGACGAACAGCCTAAGCCCGGTGGTACTAAAAAAGATGGATCACCTTCATACTTTCAACCATATGATCCCGATAATTTAGAATCTTTTAATAAACATGCTTACATGGAATACTTACCGACTATTGAGTTTGGACCCGGTATTAAAAGCGCGACAGAAATAAGAAACGCTTGGCCTAACTTAAACGAAAGACAAAAATTAGCAATGGTAATGAGTTTATACCCTAGAACACAACAAAACAAAAAGCTGGCTGATGTAGCAGTAAAAATGTTAGATGCCGGTATTATTGGTGATCAAGTAAATGAAGAAGGTGTAGCGGAGGGCTGGAAAGACGTTGTAGCAGGGGGTGCTTTAGCATTAGCATCATTGGGAGCTAATGCTCAAACTTCTGATATGGATAACATACAACAGTATACGCAACTAACTAAACAGTATTATGAAGCATTGGTTGATCGCGCAGAGAATGAAGACGGTTTTGTTTTAGATAGAAGAGACTTAAATCGTATTAAAGCAAAAGCACAAGATATGGCCGCTGCAAAAGTAGCCAAACAGAAACAGAGTAATACACAGAATAATAATTCATCAAGTAATAGTTTTCCAAGTCAGGGAAGCGAAAGAAGAGTGGCTAGTGATAGAGATCAGTTTGAGTCAATGGATGTTGAAGAAGCAACTCTTATTAACGATCCAGAACAAGGTCATTTGATTGTACCAGACGGCGGTATGGGTACTTGGGATGAACAATCACTTTTATCTAACTTAACAAGAAAGTTTTCTAGTATGGTAGAAATGATCAAAGAAAAAAGATACAGCAATTTGTATCATTCACTGTACGAAGCTGGTGTAGTAGAAAACATGTTAAAAGCATTAGTTGAATATGAAAACTTTAAAACCAAGCAAGGTAACAGACCTATAGCTAAAAATCGTTCTATTGATATAAGTCAAGTTAACGAATCTACAGATTATATCTCAGAAAAATAATTTGATGTCCTCTTCAGATAGTAAATAATATTACTTATTTGAAGAGGATAACATGGCAAAACGTAAAACAAATCAAGACAAAGCTATTCCAGTAGAAGCAGTTCAGGAACTAGCTGATAAAGCACCACAAGCAGCAAGCATCGGCGGCACTGAAGCTCCCGCACAAAATCAAGTTCAAGTCAATGTAGATTTTTTAAGAACTACAAGAGCACATTTGGCAATGCCCTGCTACGGTGGCATGTTAACAGAATCTACATTCATGAGTTATATCAAGTGGGCTAACACTGCTAGACAGTTAGGCATTGACTGGACTCTTGAGACAATGGTAAACGAGTCGCTAATTAGCAGAGCTAGAAATACACTGACTGCCAAGTTCTTAGAAATGCCTGAATCATCTCACTTGATGTTTATTGACGCTGATATTGGTTGGGAGCCATGGCATCTACTGGTTCTATTAAACAGAGATGTAGATGTAATCGGTGGACTTTACCCGATGAAAACTATGCCAATTAAATGGGTAGTAAACGGGTTTGATGGAGCAGAAGAAGGCGCCGATGGTTTACAAGAAGTAAGTAAAGCAGGTACTGGATTTTTATTAACCAAGAAGCATGTATTTGAAAAAATGAACGGACATCCTGCTGTGAAGCAGTATAAGAATGATATTGGTCTTGACCCTAAATATGACAAGTACTTGAAAACTTACTTTGACACAGCAGTAAGGCAAAACAGATATTATTCAGAAGACTGGACTATGTGTGAAAATTGGCGTGATCTAGGTGGTAGAATTTGGGTTGACAAACGAGTTTTGTTAAGACACACAGGTACTTATACCTTCTGCCAGGAAAATCAAGACCATTTGTTGAATACTATTGGACCTATGTATCTAGAAGCACAAAAAGCTAAAGGAATGAAACTGGTAGATCAAGCAGGAAATGAAGTAAAATAATAATATTTTGACATAAAAAGGGGCTTAGGCCCCTTTTTTATTGTTCTATAAATTTACAGATTTGATAAATATACATATCACTTATGGATTTCATTATGAACAGCAAACAATTCACAGAATCAACTACTTCAGGGGCTATAGCTACTGTTGCTACACCTGTAGGCAAAACACAAACACGCGGTAAAGGAATTTATCCTAACGAAAAAGGCGGCAACTTATTAACTGGCAAAAAGACTAATGAAAAGTTTGCTAACAGTAAATCAGTTAAAGAATCTCAAGAGCAAGATGTTTCAGAAGCTAGTAACAGGTTAACAATACCTGACTCACCATATACACGTAAAAACTTTGGTAGTGAAAAGCTAGTTGAAATCTTAAAAAGTCGAGGATGGCAAGGACCTTTCCAAATACAACAACTAGGTAAAAAATGGATTAAATCCTTAGTTGGTTTACAAGGCATTGATACAGATGATTACGCTATGGTTCAAGGTAAAGACCCTGAGTACGATGGATGGGTCGTATATGCAGGAAATTATGTGTTTGGTATAGAATATGGATATCATATGGGTGATGCTAATAAAGTCGCAAAATGGACAAAAGACTGGAACCAAGACTTATCAGAAGCCAAACTTGATGAAGAAGACATTATCATTGTTCCTGGTCAAGGAAATCGTATCAAGCCTGGATTTATTCCAAAAGCAAAAGACCGTACTGATCACGAAGTTGAAATGGCAAAGAGTGACTTGTTTCAATCTAATAAGAATGCTAAAAAGATATATGAACTGATCAAAGACATTCCCGAAGAAGTGGGTATTGAAGGTTGGGTTCAAGAAAAGATTATCAAAGCAAATGATTACTTAAACACTGTTCGTGAGTATTTAGAACATAAACAACTAAGTGAAGACACCATTGAAGGCAAAAGAGATAACTTTAGTATAGACGATATTAAACAATTAGAAAAAATAAAAGATTTAGAAACTATTAAAGCTAGAGCAAGAGAATTAATAAAAGGTTTCCCTGATCGTAGAATGAAACCTGAAAAAATAGATTACTTTTATAATAGAATTGATAGTTTGTTTTCGCCCATGCAAGTTATAAAACTAATGTATGATTTATTGTTAGCCGGCGAAGGTATGAAAACAATAGGTTCTAGATATTCTACAAGTGCTAATTCATATCAGCGCCGTTTTGATGAAATGACCGGCGGAGTTATTGCTGGCGGCGGCGTAGGGGAAGGATTAGCAGATGATTTTGCTAGTATGGCAAAATCAATGGGCATGAACGCAAAAATTAGACAGCCAGGGGAAAAACAACCTGTAAAACCTGCATTTAAAGCAACACCACCATCTCCAGAAGAAAGAATAAAACTTCAACAACAACTTGAACAGACTAAAAGAGAAATAAATAAGTTGCGCCAAGATAAAGATGAAAGTTTTAGCTCTAGAGAAAGATGGAGTGGACTATTAGCACAACATGATTATATCAGTAAGAGATTAAAAATAGAATCTGTTGATCAAGATATGGCGGAAGGCTACCGTATACTACCAAACATTGATCGTGAAAAATATCAAGAAAGACAAGGCTTAGAAGGGCCATTCAGAGCAAGAAACGGTAAAGTATATTACTACGATCCAAAAGCTGGTTTGGCATATGACCCAGACACAGACTTTTATATTGACTATGATACATTAACCATGATGGACAGAGAAATGTCCGAAGGAGTAATAGGAAAAGTATTAGCAGGTACAGCACTGTTAGCTTCTCTTTGGGGAATAGGACAGCAGCAAGCACAACAAGTGTATAGCAATAGTCCTCAACTACAAACACTTATCAAGTATCATCAAATGGCTGCACAGCAAAATGATCAAGCTAAAATTAAAGAACTAGAAAGAAGAATAGAAAATCATAAAACTCGTTTGTCATTAGGTAAAGGCGAAGTAATGGGCGCAGACGACAAACCAATCGTTCCTAGTTTTGAAAGTTCTATCATGCGAGGTATTCAGAACGAACAGAATGATGATTGGGGTTCAATGAGCAAACGCGACTTCAAGCGTAGAGAAATGGAACATGAGTTAGGTCACGAAACACGCAAAACTTATAACAAACCTAAAGGTATGTTTTTTTACAATGTACCAGCAGGAAAAGAAACTGATGCTAGTCGTGCAGGATTAAAACAAAGTAAATCAGGTAAGTGGTATGGTTATCAAGATAATATGTTGGGTAAAGGAAGATACTGGGAACCTAAAAACGAAAGTGTAACAGAAAATACTGATCAAGAACACGATTCAGCATCACTACAAAAACATTTTGGTGCAGAAGTTGCGTATGATGCGGCAAGTCACGGCCCAAAAATGATGCAACGAAAAGATTTAAAAGGAAATTCATATCAACTTATTCGTTTACCTAATAAAAACTACAAAGCAACATTAGTTACAGAAAATACTGATAAGTGCCCCGAATGCGGCGGTAAGCTAGTAGCAGAAAGCGAACTAAACGAAGAAGGCAATAAAGATGCTTGCTATCATAAAGTAAAATCGCGCTACAAAGTTTGGCCAAGTGCGTATGCTTCAGGTGCGTTAGTAAAGTGCCGCAAAGTTGGCGCTAGTAATTGGGGTAATAAAAGCAAATGAGAGCTGGTGAGTTTATAACAGAAGCTTGGAGCGAGAAATATAAACGCTCTATCAACTGTAGTAATCCAAAAGGCTTTAGCCAAAAAGCACATTGTCAGGGCAGAAAAAAGACTGATGAAGAAGTTGACCAGCTTGATGAAGCATGTTGGGATACATACAAACAAGTGGGTATGAAAAAGAAAAGTGGCAAAATGGTTCCTAACTGTGTGCCAAAAGAAAGTATAGATGAAACTAGCGAAGAACAACTAGAAGAAGACTTGCGTAAATGGTTTAAAGAAAAGTGGGTTAGATTTGGTCCTGACGGTAAAATCAGAGGCTCATGTGCTAGGGGCAGTGAAGGTGAAGGTAAGCCAAAATGCTTACCGCAAAAGAAAGCACAGTCTTTAGGTAAAAAAGGTAGAGCAAGTGCTGCTAGCAGAAAGCGTAGACAAGATCCAAATCCTGAAAGACAAGGTAAGGCAAAGAACGTGCCTACTAAGAGTACTAGAGATAAGAAATGAGAGCCCGCGAATTCATAACTCTTAAAGAAGATACTACTTCTTTAAATCAAGTTTATCAAAATGATTTCCCCGATCGTGACGAAGCTTTTTGGGAATATGTTACTAATAGTGAATTGAATACTCAACATGAAATTCAAACTATGCAACCTTATAAATTAGAAATATTACTAAAAGGACAGTACAGAATAGAACACGTAGATGAGTTATATGATATCATGGACAGCTATCAACAGAAGTTAGTCAAAACATATGCTAAACAAAATCTTGCAAATCAAATAATCGTTATTGCTGACGGTAGAATTATTGATGGTAATCACAGAGCGTTAGCAGCAGTAAAAAGTAAACAACCTATTAAGTTTATAAACTTAGACGATATTGAGGAATAAAAATGTTATCAGATGATTTAAAAGTATTATTAGCAAGTTGTTATGGCTTTGCTATAAAAGCCCAAAATTTTCATTGGAATGTAGAGGGACCAGACTTTCCCCAATATCACAAGTTTTTTGGGAAAATCTATGAAGATGTGTTTGACAATGCCATTGACCAAACAGCAGAATATGTAAGAACTTTGGGCAGTTACGCTCCCGGAAGCTTTACACGAATGGCAGAACTGTGTATAATAGAAGATCAGCTAAAGATACCCCGTGCCCAATTAATGATAGCTGAAATTTATCAAGACAATTTAAAACTTATTGATCTTTTGAATACTTGCTTCAAATCCGCAGAGCAAGAGAACAAACAAGGTATTATGAACTTTTTAGCTGAAAGACTAGATGCACATGAAAAATGGTCTTGGCAGTTAAACAGCACATTAAAAACAGATAGAGCATAAATACTAAATTAATAAAGGAACTTAATATGAAAATCCAAGAAGTTTTATTAGAAAACGCAGAACGCCCTTACGTGTGTGTTCATGTTAAAAAAGGTACGTATGAATGTACTGCTAGTTCAAGCTATGGCGCTGCTAAAAAAGCTGCTGAAAAGTGGGGCTTGAAGTCTACTGCTGGTATTGCTGTTTACTTAGCTGATGTTACGCACACTCCTACTAACGAAGCAAAAAACAGAGAAATTGACGATTGGGATGAAGACGAACCGGTTGCTGATGCCGATCAAGACAAAGTAAAGCACTTGGTTATGCAACTACGGTCAGCACTTGACGTTGATGGAAACTATGCTATTAGTTTTAAAGATGGCTCTAAAGCTAAATTACCGGTAGAAGATATTAACTTGTTTTTGCGCAAGTATGAAACAGTTATGCCGGCAAATAAAGAAACTATGCAAAATGTTGGTGGCCAAAACAAAGAAGGTTTTGATAAAATTGTTAAGTTCTTTAAGGGACAAGCAAGACCAAAATCACCTTATGATAATATGGCACCTAGCAAAAGTGGCGGCCCCACTTATTATAATTAATGAAAGTAGCAGACGTTGTACAACCATATAAAATGTACATTGCCCGGGTGTTTGTAAAGCAACCGGGTTATACTGGTAATATGGATGTTACTGTAACTGCGCAAAACTTGTTTATGGCTAGGCAATTAATGAAACAACAATATGGCATTACTGATGCTGTTATTGGTACGATTAAAGAAATGAAGTGAACATACCCAGGGACCGTTGGGGTTATGTGCGTGAGCTACTACGCGACTGAAGGATTCGCTACCCCATAAGTCAAAGTGTAGCACCAAATACTGAGTTATTATGAGAGCAAAAGAGTTTATTATAGAAAATACAGTTCAAGAAAATCCAGCATACGGTTTGCCTACCTTAGATAAACATAGATACAGTGTTCTAGATAAACTTGTAAAAAATGCTAAAAAAGAAAGAAATATAGCTAAAAAAGCAATACAAAGCTTGGATGAAGAAATTGATGATAACAAAGCTGCTGAAGTAGCTAAAGCAGTAGAATGGATTTGTAAAAAACTTAACATCACAAAAATACCCGCAATTGAACTAAGCATGGATACTGATGAAGCGCAAGGCAATCATCATACTGGTGGACACGTACCTGGATCAGGTAAGATTTGGATTTATGCTAAAAACAGAAACTTAGTAGATATTTTAAGAACTACCTTCCACGAACTAGTACATGTAAAACAACACGACCTAGATATGATTAAACCCGATTCAAGTTATCCGGGATCACCGATAGAAGCAATGGCTGACATGATGGCTGGCAAACTAATAAAAATATACGGTGCTGCCAACCCACATATCTTTGAATAATACCAATTAGATTGATAATTCAATAATTTAGACTATACTAACAGTCTAAGAAAAATTCTGTCCTACAGAATTCACACATATATACTACACAACAACAGGAGATCATATGTCAAACGGTAGAGTATTTAATCAAGACGAAAAAACTAAATTGACCCAGATTATAAATGAGGGTCTTTCAGTATTAAATGAGATAGAAACGCTTAACGGCGGATTATCGGATACGATAAAAGCTATTGCAGAAGAGCTAGATATCAAGCCATCCGTACTAAAACGGGCAGTAAAGACTGCATACAAGTCATCACTTACACAAACTAATCAAG